TAGCACCTTGCCATAGTTCAATCCAAGAATCAATGAACCCAGGATTAGTTTGTGGTGTGCCAGTAGTTGTTTGAATTGTTGCATCAACAGGTTCAGTGACAGTAACCGGCACATCCACAAAAGGGGTAATGTTATCTAAGTTAATTGTTACATCATCAGAGTAAGATGGTTGTGCCACAAAAATTGTTAACACAACTATAGCGAAAACGCTAGAGAAGTGTCTAAACAATTAAACCGCTAAAACGTCTTTAGGGTCAACGTCCTTAGATGCTGACCAGCGTGCACCGTCTCTTACTTCAAAATGAAGATGAGGACCACTTGAGTTACCAGTATTCCCAGATTCAGCAATATGTTGACCTTTTTTAACCTTGGCTCCAGGTTTAACAAAAGTTTCCGAACAGTGAGCATATATCATCCAAAGGTCTTTACCGTTAATATTGGCTTTAACAATTACTTGTTTGCCGTAGGCTTTCCCCCAGTTGTTACCTTGTACTGTCCCATCACAGGCTGCAAGAATATCTGTACCAGTTGGCACAGCATAGTCCACACCAGTGTGTTTTCCTGACTTCCACATCTTACCGGCTTTGCCGTATGGTGTGGTTATTTTTCCGTTAGCGATTGGTGAGGCCAATTATTTGCCACCTTTACCTTTTGATGCTTTTTTAAACACTTCATCAACTTCTGCCAATGTGAGGTCTCCGTCTTTTAGGAACTCTCTGGCCAAATCTGTTACTACACCTGCGATGGCTAGGCCACCGGCGATTGCTGCTGCTTTGACTGGTTCTACACCAGCGAATGCTCCTACGCCTACGGATGGTAAAGCAAAAGATATGAATAGTGCTAGTGAGCGTGTTATTATGTTTTTTGTTACTTGTAGTGTCATTTGTTTCTCCTTAGTTGTAACCATAAATTGAAAGTGAACCTGTGATTGTAGAAGTGGCTTCTGGAAAAAAAGTAAAACCTGTATATGAAGTTGTTACAGACATATTTCCTGCACAAAAATCACCATAAGTGTTAGTTCCGTTATTACTACTTCCTAAACTAACATATGAAGCATTTTCAGTTGTAAAAGTATCAGAAACATCTATAACACTGTTTCCTTTTCTAGCATTAGAACCACTATTAACTAACCAAGAGGTTTCAGTATTTCCACCAGTAGAACCACTTGAACCTGCTCTATTATTAAACCTTACACGTCCATAATTTGCTGAAGAGTTATCTGAACCTGATACTCTTAATCTCATTAAAATTCCTGCTTCACTACTGTTTGTATGATTTAATACAATGCGATAATTTCTATACGTTGCACTAAATGCATCATTCAAACTAATACTTGATACACCACTAAAACTTACGTTTCCGTTAGCGTCAACAGACCCAGACCCAGACCCAACAGCCACAGACGTTGGAACAATCTTAGCCAACCCACCAGGTTGCACACCGGACAGTGTTGCGTTTATTCTACCAATAGCCATAATTAATTCCTATACCCGTAGACGGAAACTGAACCAGTCATAGTTCCAGCCAATGTAATTAAAGTAAAACCTGTGTAAGAAGTTGTTACAGACATATTACCACCAACAAATTGTGCAAAACCACTTGAAGCAATTTGAAAATAATTACCTACATAACCTGTTTCTTCTGCTGTAAAAGGATTAAAAAAATCTAAAGAGCTAAAACTTCTACCACTAGAGGAATGCGCCATAACTCTAAAAGAACTTGTTAAACCTGAACCACTTTGTCCTGCAATTGCTCCAGCACCTGTGTCTTTATATCCAGAAGCCCAACGATAATTATTAGAAGAATTATCTGCACCTGAAACCCTCATACGCATAGTTAAAGCAGTATCTGCTTCCGTTGAATCTGTATCTATTAGTATTTTGTAATTTGTGTAAGTTGAACTAAAAATATCATTTAAAGACACACTAGAACTAGCACTAAAAGATACTTGACCATTACCATTAACAGTAGAAGAACCAGAACCAACCGCAACCGAAGACGGCATAAGTTGAACTATCCCAGCATCCGGATAATCAGGATTAAGACGATTAATAGCCACTAAGCAACCTCACTGCCAAACAAACCAAAACTCAAATCAGCAGAAGAAGCATACACAGTAACAACATCTGTTGCAGCCAAAGTCAAACCAAGAGTCAAAGCAATCATATCGTTAGCCGGACAAGTAGCACCAAAAGCAATATAATCCTCATTAGCCAACGTTGCACCAGCAACACGAATCGCAATACGATACGTGGCAGCAGAAGCCGAACGGTTACACACCGTGATAGTAGAAACCACAGCTGACTTACCTGATCCAACAGTGTAAACGTCTGTGTTTGTTGTTGCGCTTGGCGCTGATTGCGCTAAGACTTTATAAGTACTTGACATATTTTTTTCCTTTAGTTTGTTCTATATCTGATAACAACAATTCCTGAACCACCACTACCGCCTTGACCGCTTCCTTCAACATCGTTCAAAGCACCACCGCCACCACCACCGGTATTAGCAGATGCAGAACCACCCTGTTGTGCACCACCACTTGTAACAGCAGCAGCACCAACACCACCACCAGCAGGAGAAGCAAAACCGTTACCACCAGCACCACCACCAGCATAAGTAACAGCAGAACCAGTACGCAAAGAATTAGTTAAACCAACACCAGCAGAACCAACAGAACCAGCACCACCGGCACCGCCACCACCAGAACCACCTTGGTCTTGACCTCTGGTTGGTCCAGCATTATTACCTTGACCACTTGTTCCTGTACCATTACCGGCACCACCGGAACCACCACTGTTACCAGTTTGGTTAACCCTGTCACCACCACCACCACCGGTAGCAGTAAAACCAAGTCCTGAAGAATTACCACCATTTGTTGCTTGAGCGTTAGAAGTATTACCACCGCTACCACCAGGACCAACAGTAATAGTGTAAGAACCTGCAGCAATATTATTTAAAGAACCAGTAAGAAAACCACCTGCGCCACCGCCGCCGCCACCTGAATCACTAGGACCACCTCCGCCACCACCACCACCGGCAACAATAAGGTAATCACAATCACCACCAGAAAGCACACTAAAAGTTGTGTCACCTGTAGATGTAAAAGAATGAACCTTGTAATCAACACCACCAGAAGAATAAGTGGTGATAGTGCCACCAGTTGCTTCAAAACCTGCTGAACCTTGAGAACCAAGAATAATCATTAAGACACCAAGTTACCGAAAGCAACCCAAGTATCAGTATCAGTTTTCAAAACACCAGCAACAGCATACTGTGCTTTAAGTTTTAATTTACTGTTCTCTGATTGAATAGTTACACCTGAAGCACCAGTCATCAAAATAGGACCAGTACCTGTTTGAATAAAATTAACAACAGAACCAGTAGGGAAAGCCACAGAACTATTCAAAGGAATAGTAATGGTTCCTGTAGAAGTTGTGCTAAAAGGTAACACTTTACCTTGGTCACTTAAAGCTAAAGTGTAGTTACCTGTGTTAGCGTTAAATCCATAATAGACAGCACCAGCAGTTAATGTTCCACCACTAGCAGCAGCAGTGTGAGCGTGTGTTGCGTTAACAAAAGATCCAATAGTTGGGGTAGTTAAAGTCTTATTGCTTAAAGTTTGTGAATCAGTTGTACCAACAATAGAACCAGTAACACCGTGCACAGCAGAAGAAGCAGCAATGTGTTCTTGTGGTTCACGGTAATCACGTGCAGAAGCAACGTGCTTAACCTGGGCACCAGCATCGTGAGCAGTACCAGCAGTACCATCCTGACCGCGAACAATAGTTAACGTGGTACCAGCAGCAGCCGTAACATTAACAAGTTCCTCACCAGCAGTGTCATAACTCAAAGCCAAAGTATAAGGATACGAGGCAGGAAACCCTGACACAGAAGCAACAGTGATAGAAGTACCAGAAGCATCAACAGCACCAGTTAAAGTGGTGTCAATAGCGGTAGACGAATAATAACGATTAACAGACATTACTTACCTTCCATATCTTACGCGAATTGGGAAATCTTCCTGCTGACGTTTAGACGCAACAGTAAGCCTTTGCTGATAAAGTTGAAACAAAGCCCTAGTAACAGTTCCACCAGAACCAATAGGTGAAGCCTGATCTATCTGGTCAACCTCAGCAGTTTGACCTGGTAAACGAGAAACATCCAGATAACCTGCAACACGGTACGCAGCACCCAACACAACAGGTTCCTTAGCATACGCAGGCAAATAGGTTACATCCTCAAAATCATCTGATGACAAATACATTTCCTGTGGTTGACGTGAATAAACCACGTGAACAGTACGACCAGGAACAATACCATCATAAACACTAATTGTTTTACCAGTATTAAAAGTACCAACATAGGCGTTCTTGTTAATAGAATACTGTCTGACAGGCAACCATTCTTGTGTTGGACCTGTTGTTTGCCACATAACCTGTAGGATCTCGTCAGCTTCTGAAGGAAGTTCATAAGTGTTTTGGCTTGAGATAAAATTAAATGTTGTGTAGAACACACCAAAAATGTCAGGGAACACACCAGTGACAGAGTTGTTCAATTGTTTACGGATAACATCTTTAGGAAAACTTGGGGAGATAGTGACTCTGTCACCAATATTATGTGGAGCTTTTTGTGTGGATCTAAATCCACGACCGTAAGGTGCAATGGTTGCAACGTTAGTGGCACGGTCAAAAGACTCAACCCACATAAGTTCATCGCCAACCTCAACAAGGCCTTTAGATAAAGTGGCAGCATCAGACACAGTCATAGTAAGTTGTGTGTCAGTCATAGCAGCAGTTAAATAAGTTGACTGGTCTTGGCGTTGAGTGTACCCAGATAGGGCAATAAGTGTTTCGTCAACAAGGTCAGAAAATGATGGCATTAGGAAGCAACCTCTCTTAGAGCAGGAATGGCTTCAAGGCCAGATGTTCCTGCAAGTTCATTACATACAGCGTTTAAACCTTTGTAGTCTTTAGGGCTACGTCCTGCTTGTGCTTTCTGATTAAGCGCACCAAGGATTTCTAAACCGGTTGTGCCAGCCCATTTGTTTGCAGCACCAGCCTGGTCAAGATAAACTGTGCGTGAAGGATAAGACGCACCACCATTAGCAAGCCTGTTTAATTCGTCAACCAAAGTTGAGCCATCAAAACCGTAAGTCATTATTTCTTCTTTCTAGCAACAGCCATATTGTCAATCAAATTAGGATAAGGACGACCAGCTTTTTTGGCACGTGCTTTAGCAGCAGCCTTCTTAGCCGGTGTTAACTTTGTTGACTTCTTTTTAGGATTCTTTGTTTCCCATACTTTTTTCATTTACAGTTACAGTCCCAAGCTCTTAGTGATTTGTTTATACGTGAATTAGGATCACGTGCAGTTTTAGCTGAAGTCAGTTTAGACTTCATACCACACATACGCCCACAGAAAGACTTACGTCTACCAGCAGACTTAGGTGATTTTTTGGCCTCTGCTGCTTTAACAGGGGGCTTTAGGTTTCCACCAGTAGCCTTGTTGTATGAAGCACGACCTTTGGCGTTTAAACCACCTTTAGGGTTCTTGCCTTCTTTACGTTGCCAAGCAGCAGATTTAGCCATATTACTTAGTCTTACCCATTTTCTTCATAGAAGACATTTTCTTAGCCTTCTTCAAATCAGCACCAGTAATCTTCTTACGTGGATCAGCCATTGCAGCTAAACCTTTTTGTTTCTTAGAATATTTACTGTACGGCATTATTTGCTCTTCTTTGGTTCGTTAGAGTATTCTCCAACTTCAACATACTTTGGTTCAGGTCTGCGGGCAGGAGTTTTACCAGATGCCTTAGCAGGATTATTCACAGCGGAACCGCCAACACCGTAAGGGTTGACAGCACCGTAACATCCACATTCGTAACACATATTTATATTCCTAACTTAGAGATAGCTTTTGCTACCTTCTTATTGGCAAGCCTATGAGCCGGGGCCATCTTCTCCCCGTTATATGGTTTACCAAGATTTTCACTAGCAGTAACAGCATCCTTAACTGCTTTCATACTTGTGCCAGCAGGTTGAATACCCTGCTTCCTAGCATCAGCGTAAGCGTTAAGTTCAGCGTCCCACTTCTTACGGGGAACAACACGCATATGTGCTGCATCACCAGGATGCAACTCTAACGTGGAAGCCTTACAACCAAAACATCCTTCAACATACTCAGGATGGGTTCTCTGCCTGTGTAGCGACATAGTTTTCCTCCAACCACTTCAAGTTATCCTGTAAGCGCCCGTCCGTTGGGTTAGCCTCAACAGCCATCTTTGCAAACTTTAATGCTTCATCTTTTTTACCAAGTTGCCAACCGGAAACTGATAACAAATCGTAGCAACGCCAATCCCAAACACTCTTATCGTTCAGGTAGTGGGTTTGTGGTTCAAGTTCATTAACTTTACTTGCAGCGTCCCAGCACCCCTGCCAGTTGCCAACAGTGTATGAGAACTGTGCAAAACTAAACCAAGGTTCTAACTCGTTAGGGTTCTCTTTGATTGCCCTTTGAAACCATTGTAAAGCGTTATCTTTATTACCAAGTTCCTGTGAAGCCTGACCTGCAGCACGACACACAGCAGAACGCTCAACATACCAACCACCAGCGTTTAATGTGGCAAAAGCAGACTCAATAACTTTTTCCCACTTGCGATGAAAATAGTATTCGCGTGTCAGGTAGGCCCACATTCGTGCATCGCGTGGGTCTTCGTGCACTGCTGCTTCAAGCATCGGTAAATAATAGGTTCTTGCTTTAGTGTCATCAGGTTTATGAAACACTGTCAAATCGTATTCTAAAGTTTTCTCTTCACCCTCAGCATAACGGAAGGTTACTTCGTGGCAGGGTTTAATCCACCTGTACCCGTGACGTGCGTGCAACCTGTTGTTGTTTCTCCACTTGTTACCGGTGTCCCACCAAACCCAACCACGACCAGTGTCGGGTTCCCAGGTTTCGCGAACGGTGTGGAAGAAGTTAAACTCTGGTATCTCATCCATATCAAGTGATAAACAAACATCAACATCAGCAGGGATCAAAGCTAAGGCTGCGTTTCTTGCGTCATCAAACCTGAAAGGTTTAATTGACACTTGGTGAACAATAACGTTTGGTGCTGCTTGTAGCAAAGCAACTGTTCTGTCTGTTGAACCTGTGTCTACTACCACACGAACATCTGCGTCTCTTGTTCCTTCAAGCCAACGCATCACGTGTTTTTCTTCATTTAATGCAATTGTGTATGCTGCTATTTTCATTAGTCCCCTTAATGAATTAGACTGATAGGGTTTGTAGTTCTTCTTCTGTTAACCCTAAGGCTGCTAGTTTTGCTAGAGCGGATTCGCGAACTTCTTCTCGTGCAGCCTTGGCTGCTTCGTTTGCTTCGTGTTCTGCTTGACGTTCAGCCAACTCTTCATCAGTTGGACTCTCTAGGTAGACTGGTACTGCGCTTCCTGCTGGGGTTATATCTATTGCTTCTTTTGGCATTGTTATTTCCTTTTCTTAGTTGTAACCGTAAACTGACATTCTTCCAGAAAAAGTTCCTGTACCTGGAAAAAAAGTAATTCCATCATAAGAAGTATTTTGATTATGAATACCTGATACATTGCGAACACGTGACACATCTTCTGCCTGTTGCATCTGTGCTAGTATTGCGGTTTTTTCAGCCAAAAATGGTTTATAAAGTTTCATATCCAAAGCGTTTGGGTTTCCGCTACCAACTTGCCCAAGAACACCATAATTAGTAGTTTCCCTAACACCAGCAACAGTAGTGCTGTTTCCTTGAACTGATTGTGAAATGTAAGAACTTGCAGTACTGTTATCAGTACCAGCAACTCTCAAACGAAATTGTAAATTTGCTGCAGTTGTAGAACCATCACCAACAAACATTATTGAATAATAATTGTAGGTAGATGTAAAACAACCATTTAATGAAAGACTTGAACAACCTGAAAAGGTTATTGTTCCTAAAGAATCTGCTGAACCTGTACCTGAACCCACAGCAACAGAAGAAGGCACAATCTTAGCCAACCCTGCACGTGAACCCCAATCAGCGGTTTGTCTTGACCTAGTCATTGTTCTCCCCTAGTCCTTGTAACCGTAAACGCGAATAGTGCCAGAAATATTACCAGAGGCAGGAAAAACAGTAAAACCGTCAAAAGAAACATCTCCATTAAACATACCTGTGGTCATTGTTGCATAAGAGTTTGCACCACTACCATCAAAGTTAGAGTTCCAAGTACCTGTATTTATAGTTAAAAATGGATTAATTACATCAACACCAGTTATAAAGTTTCTTTGTCCTGTTGTGTGATAACCAATCCTAATAAATGTAGTAATAGCACCAGAAATCCCAGAACTTCCATCTGTTCCAGTTTGATTTCCAGCATAACGATAATTAGAAGTTGAATTATCAGCACCAGAAACACGAAATCTTAACTGAATATTAGCACTTGCTGTGTTAGACATATTTGCAAAAGATATTCTATAATTATCGTATGTGCTAGTAAAACAACCATTAAGGCTTACAGAAGATGCACCACTAAATGTTACGTTACCAATAGCATCCACAGAACCAGTACCGCTACCAACCGCTACTGATGTTGGTACAACCATACGCAACCCTGCCGCAGCAGCAGCCACACCATCAGTCTCAGACTTAGTGTAAGCATTAGCAACAGTGAACGCAGTATAAGCAAAAATTTCAACAACATCATTAACAGCCAAAGCGCTTGACATAACAACTGATGTGCCGTTAGTGGCAGTGTAATCCTGACCACGAACCTGCAAAGCACCATTCACATACACAGCCTCAGACCCAGCCACATAGGCTAGGGTTAAACCGTTTGCGTCAATGCCTGTGATAGAAGTTTGTCCTGCTGTTGCAACGAAGTAGTATCTGGTTAGTTGACGGTTGTATGTGTCAACATCCCCGTCGGAGTCTATCCACAGGTCGCCTGTTGCTGGTGCTGTTGGTGCACTTGTTTGGTAGGCGATTGGTGATTGTGGTGTTGTTGGTCCTACGAGTTCAAATGTAGAACCGTTATAAAAATAAAGTGGTTTAGTCAATTTAGTTCTTCAATCCGTAGATAGAAACAGTACCTGTAATATTAACGCTATCTGGATACAACAATAAAGAATTATAAGAAGTAGTTGTAGCCAAAGCGCCAGTAAAATTATAAAATCTTACAGCAGAAGCACCACCACTAATTTCAGTATTAATAGAATGCCAAACAGTATTTCTTGTATTAAAAGGATTATACATTGCTACTTCAAAACCAGCATATTGTGTGCCGTTAACTTGTCCAGCCCAACCATAAGTTGCTTGTGACCTTGAACCAGAAATTGTTGTGCTATTTCCTGCAACCAATTGTGAATAATAACTGTTTCCAGTTTCATCAGTGCCACTATTTCTCATACGAAACCACATATTTGCAGCACTAGAGCCAACAGTATTAAGAACAATTTTATAGTTATCGTAAGCAGAACTGAATACACCATTAATAGCAACTGTGCTTGCACCACTGAAAGTAACAGTTCCGTTAGTGTTAACAGAACCTGAACCTGAACCAACGGCAACGCTAGTAGGAACAATTAATCTTGTTCCAGGAACATTGTCAGCATAAGATTGAGTAGCAAAACCAGCCAAAGACTCAACCTCAGTTGCAACACTCACCCACTGTGTACCAGACCAAACATACATTGGTTTCGGCATAATTACATTCCACCTAACATAAACGGATGAATACCCTCATTATACAATTCAGTCTTCAACAAATAGTCGTTCTGATTCAAACCAGTAGTAGTACCATCAGAATCAATCCAAAGTGTACCAGTAACAGTAACACCAGTAGGGTCAGTGGTCTGATAAAAAGGCAACGGACCAGTCGGACCAGTACTACCCGTAGGACCTGTCGCACCGGTAGCACCGGTAGCACCGGTTGCACCATCAACACCAATAGTTCCGTTGGCACCTGTTGGTCCCGTTGGACCAGTAGCCCCAGTTGCCCCGGTTGCACCCGTAGCACCAGTACCACCAAGAAAACCATCAGCACCCGTAGGACCGGTAGGTCCTGTTGCACCAGTTACCCCAGTAGCGCCAGTATCACCCACACCAGTGGCTCCTGTGGCCCCTGTAGGGCCTGTAGGACCCGCTACAGTGGAATCGGCACCTGTAGGACCAGTGGGTCCTGTGTCGCCTGTAGCTCCTGTTGATCCGGTTGAACCTGTTACACCCTGTAAACCTTGAATGCCTTGTGGGCCTGTAGGTCCAGTCTCACCTGTTGCACCTGTCGGTCCAGCATCACCAGTAGGACCGGTGACACCTTGCAAACCTTGCGAACCAGTTGGGCCTGTAGCACCTGTATCACCAGTTGCTCCAGTAGCACCAACAGCGCCAGTTGGACCTGTTGCACCAGTATTGCCTTGTAAACCTTGAGAACCTGTAGGACCTGTTTCACCCGTTGCACCAGTTGCTCCTGTAATAGATTGACCAGTAGGACCCGTTGGTCCAGTGGAACCTTCAAAACCTTGAGGACCCAAAACACCAAGTTCAACAATGACAGTCTCTTCATATTCAACGTTAAGAGTTGTTGTCGTTGTTGGAATCTCAACAACTGCTGTAGAAAAAACTGTTGTCATTAAGAAGTGACCCCTTCGTAAACAGTAAAGCCACCTTCAAGTAAACGAGTCACAGTAGAATCAGGGGCAGTAACTTCAAGATCATAAACATAATTACCAGCAGCCAAAGCTGTGGTTTCAGCAGCAGTAAGATTCAAAGTAAACTTACCATCAGTAGTACCAACAGTAATTTTACCGTTAGAAGAAGTCAAAGAAATAATTGTTGAAACAGAAGTAGGTGAATACTTAACACTCATAGCAGCAGTGTAACCGGTCACATTAACATATGTGCCATCAATTTTCCACTGTGGTCTAAGGGTAAAAGTAGCCCCTTGATAAACTTTCATATTGTATCTACCTGGTGTCATCTATTCCTCTATAATATTGGCGCCGTAACCGGCAGCGATTAAACTTGTACGTTCTGCATCAGAAATCAAATTCTTGTGACCACCCGGATAGTAATACAAAGCGGATTGTGTTTCATCAACGCTTGGGGTACGAACACTATAATAGGACCCGTCAGTCCTCTGTAAAACACTATTAGCCCTAGTCAACTTATAACGGTAAAACAATGCTCCACCACCGGCAGGGCCTTCTTCAACAGTAGGTGGTAAAAAATAATAAGCCATTGTTCTCCTTAAAAGGTGTAACCCCCACCGTTTCCAATGGGGGCTACAATTTCGCCTAAATTAGACGTTGTTGATGCTTGAGGTTGACTCAATGCGGAACAAGGATGCTTCGCGGTAGCGAGCAAATCCAAGAACGCCGTACCATCCGATTGGACGGAAACGCATTAACTTATCGGTAACAGGTCCGATAACTACGTGTGGTTCTTCAGCAACTGCTTCAGCAAGTGCTTGTTTACCAGCAATTAGTGTACGGAATACGCGTGTAGTTCCAGAAGCACCGTCTGTAGCGTTGTACAAACGTGGTGATTCTACGAACATTGCACCTTCGTATACACCGATTGATCCTGGCCATAGATTGCCAGCACCTGATTCGTTGTAAACGTGTGCTTCGCGCCATCCGCCTGCGCCTGTTTCTGCACGTAAGTCGTGTGAAACTTCTGGATGTATTCCAACCCAGTACAATTCACCAACACGTGGAACAGCTTTGTTTGCACGCAATTTAGCAATAGCTCTACGGATATTTGCTGAAGTGATGACAGAACCACCGGTAACACCAGTAGTTGTTGTTCCACCACCTGAGTAAATTACGTTTGAACCTTGACGTAGCACTGTTTGTGCAAAGTTGTCAATAGAATCTGCCATATTGAATGCGATGATGTCAGCGATTGCTGGATCAACATCAGACAATGAGAACAGTTCTAATTTGCGTGTTGCGATTGCAGCGTTTCCATATTCATTTAGAGTTACGGTTACGTTGCTTGTATTTCCTAAAGCTACTGAATCTGGATCTACAGTTTCAGTTAAAGTGCCGGTTACTGCCGATAAATCAGTGTATAACTGGAATACGACAGATGAACCTGGCATAGCCTGTTGTGCAGGGCGCTTATCAGCAACATCGCGGATAAGTGGCATAGCACGCAGAGCAAATTCTACATAGCGGTCATAAGCAGTCTGTACCAAGGAAGTTCCAAGGGACGCGGTGCTAGTACTAGTATAATTTTCTGTAGGCAATTTAGTTCACCTTCTTTCAAGGTTGATAGTAGTTGCGTTTATCTACCGAGTGATTGACCAAACAACAGCTGATCAAGTTCATCTTTTGTTTTCGCAGCTAAAACCTTTTGGTGTTGCGATTGCTCACCTGAAGGGTTTTGTGCTGTTGAAGTAACATTATTGATTCGTTGATTAGCGTTGATTGTTTCTTCATCAACGGCAGGTTGAACAGGCTCATCTTGTTTAATACCGAATACATCACTGTATTCGCTTAACCAAGCATCAATCTGTTCAGGTGTGTTCACATCACTAGGAATAAGTTTCGCTAGTTTATCTGATACACCTTTTGAGGCCAATACATCTTTGACGGAACGAGAACGCATATCGGAACGCAGTTGAGAAAGTTCAGCTTCAATAGCTTCACGTTCTTTTTGTGCTTTCTTTAGTGCTTTGCGAAGTTCGGCTGGGCCGTTATCTTGCTCTTCGTATTCGTCTTCGTATTCGTATTGGTTGGCCATTGCAGCCACTCCCTTTCATTAAGTTGTCGTAATCCACATACACAAACAGGGGAATCTGTGATGGCTATTACTACCGGTCTTCGGTTACGCTTCTAAGTGCCGGTGCGCTTAGCAGGTTTTTAAATCTGGCCTTGTGTTCCTTGTGCAAGTGAACTTCTACCTACACCTGCACGGCCAGCAAATGATGATTGTTCCATTTCTACAAGTCTTCTACGTCTTTGAATTGCATCAGCACTCATAGGTCCACCAAAGACTTCAGATAACGCTTGTTCTTGATTATAATTTTGTCCATAGATTTGACCAAGTCTTTCAGCTGTTGGAAGTATTTGTGCAACTGCTTGGAAACCTTGTTCTGCTTGTTGCTCTGTAACGCCCATACCTGCATATTGTTCAGCAACAGGTTTTGCAACTTGTAAACCTTGACGAACGGCAGCAGCACCAAATTGAACAGCTTGTGCTTGTTTAGTAATAAATGGCAATGCACGTTGTGGGTCAAGAACTTGAGCAATCATATCTCCGTTAGATAGACCGTACATTTCTTGAAGGGTACGTGTGTAGTAAGGATCAGCGTTATCTATAGCAGTTTGTGCTAAATCAACACGTTGTTTAAGTTCTGTTGGGGAAACATCTGATTCAATGAATTTACTAAAATCATCCGGTGAATCATAAAAACCTTTAGGTAAACCAGTTGATCTCATAATTTGACGATAGGCATCTTCTGTTGCAAGATATTCTTTAGGTGAAAGAACAGACAATCCTGATTTTCTGCGTGATTCATTACCAGCAAAACGTTGTTTATATTCCGGTGTTTCTTGAAGTTTAAGAGTTACAGTATCAGGACTAAAACCTTGTTGAACATATTCTGTAATCTTAGGAGCAAGAGTACCGAGACCATAGTTATTAAACATTTGAGTTGTGTATTCAACCCAATCAGTTCTTTGTGTTTGAATACGAGCATTTTCAACTTCTTGCGCTGCACGTCTTGCTGCTTCTTCATTAGATACAGTTGCAATAGCAGGACCAGTAGGGCGGCCAGTAGAAGTTGTAGATGTAGTAGTAGTAGGTTTAGTAGTAGATTCAGTTGGCTTTTTAAGTTGTTCAAGTTTTTTAGTAGTCTCAGCAACACGTTGAGTTCTTGCTTGTTGAGCAGCCTTATTAGCAGCAACTGCTTGCTGTGTCTTAGAAGGTGATGATGGCTTTGCCATTAAGATACCAATCCAAAGTCTTGAAGGACTTTACGAGCCGTTCCCATAAGGTCAGTTTGAGCGTTCTTAGTAAATCTCCAACGAGGATCTTGTTTTAATTCTTGCTCAAATTGCCATAAAGCTTTAGTTGAAGGTTGACCATCAACATTAAGCGAAGTAAATGCTTGTTTAATTGTAGGGTCTTCCATAGTAATATCATTAGGGTTAACTTCAAGAATGTTAGCCATAGATTGAAAATATGGTGAAGCAACTTGTCTAACAGTAAGTCCTGAATCAATTTGCTTAACCAATGAAGGATAACGTGATTTAGCTAATTCTTTAAGTTGTTGAGTTACAGTATCGTTGTCAACTTTACCTGTAAGAATATCTCTAGCTGATTGGTTGTACCAAGAAGGGTCATAAGATACACCATAAGCAGCAGCAGATGCTTTTAATGCATCAATAGTTTTAGCGGCTTCACCAGTAGCAAAGTTAATGTTACCAGTTGAGGCAATGCGTGATCTAACAGTTGTTGCATCAATGTTGCCATTTGCGTATTCGTAACCAAGTGAATTAACTTGACCATCAGTAAGTTCAACACCAAGTTCGGTTGCAATAAGCCTAATTGCTTCTTTTCTGTTTTTAAGTTCTTTAGCAGAAGGGCCAGTTCCTGTACCACCGGCACCACCGGAAATCATGTTATCTACAGTTTGCCAAAGGGTTTGAGTAGGATTATCCATATTGACACCAGCTGTGTCATTTAAGGCTGATTCCCAGTCTCTTTGAGTTGCAACTAAACCTCTAGCAGCATATTGATCTTTAAATCTTTTAACTAAAGCTTGTGCTTTTGGATCAGTATTGAACCACATTCTTTTAAGTGTTTCAAGATCTTGAGGCACATTAGTACCAGCGGAAACAGCCATTGTTCTTGTTTCAGTTGTCTGACCAAGAGAAGGAAGTGGTACCTCTTTAAATGTTTCAACATCACCAAGATAAACTGATTCACCCATACCTCTAGGAATTATTGGTTTTGGGGAACCATCAGTATTAGTTGTTAGATTTGGATTTACATACGCAGGAGTTTTGGGTACAAAATCTTCAACAGCTTTAACGTCTGCGTCAATTAGTAAGTTTTGTTTTTCTCTTCTTAAATCGCTAAGTTTATCTTCAAGATCTTGAACGTATCCTTTTTTTGCAGGAGAAGAAGGTCCTCTTTGACCAGGGACAACTGGCATTTTACCGGTAGATCTTATTTGATTAAGTTGTTCTTCAATACGAGAAATTTGAGTATCAGTTCTAGAAAGATCTTTTTCTTTACTTGCTTCTTTTTCTTTTCTACCTGTTACTTCTTGTATTTTTTCTTCAACAGCAATTACTTCTGCTTCTGCAGCTTCAACTTTTTTTGTTTGTTTGTCAATCTGCTCTTGAGTTACAGTAGATGTGATGTTTTCAAAGTCTTCAATTAAATCATCTAATTTTTTACGTTCTTTGCTTAGTTTAGAATTAGCTTCTCTTTTTGCTTTAGGAATTAAAAGTGCGCTACCGCCTCGTCCAACCACAGCTGGAACTAAAAATTGATCTTTATTTTCTTCAGTTACATTTACTGTTTCTTCAGCCATAACTATTGGTTTACTTCTTCCTTTTATGCCGCCACCGGCTAGTCTAATGTTTGAACGAGAAGGACTGGTATCCATAAATTCTTTGTAGGTTCCCTCGGTAAAAGTTGTCCAGTCTTTCCAAGTCTTTCCTCTTTTGCTAATTTCGTAAGCAACTTTAGCATTGTAAACCGGATCAAATAACTTATCTTTAATCCTTAGTTTGTCTGCTTTATTAAATCTTGGGTCATTAGGGTTTTTTAAACTACGTATTTGAAATAAACCAATGCTTTCATCCCATTTATCATTAACAAGATTTTCGTCACCAATGGCATCAGTATTGCCTCTAGACTCTGCTAAAGCAATAGCAACCATAATAGGAATATCTTTTTCTGGTATACCTGCTTCACGCAAGATACCAACGATTTCTTCTCTAGTATATTGAGCCATTATTCACCCACTGTAAATTTGTCGTAAACAAGATCATTAGATAAAAATCTATCATAAAGATCACTAAATCCAATATCTTGTTGTTTTAATTGTCCAACTGCTGCATCAAATGCTTGAGCAATTCCTATATTAGCTTTAGCACCTAAAGATTTAACTCTACGTTGTGATAACTCATCAGCAACTTGATCTCTTAATTGAAGATACAAAGCAACAGATTTCCAAGTAGGATTATTTGCATTTACTTGCATAAACTTTTCATCACTTAGAATTGCTTGAAGACCACGAATTACACGACCAGTTTTAGATCCGTCAGTATCCAACCAGTCATCACGCCAAGCAACATTTTCTGTACCAAGTTTAGTAATAAAATCATTACGCATAGCTGCAAGATCTTTTGCCCTACGATCACGAATTGAGCTTATTCCACGATCCATTAAAACTGGTTCAACTTGGGTAGACATAAACTGTCTGTATTTAACCCAACCCTTTGTTGCTTCATTTCGTCTTTGAACCTCAAAAGGATCTGAAGTACCACGAAATGTTTGCTTAGAACCAGGGGTAACTGGTGTAGCATATTGCCATTCGTAAGCTGCTTGAGAAAAATCATAACCTGTAGGGTTATTTACTATCAAACCAATTAATGATGGTTCAGTTGCATAAAGTGTTGAAACAAGTTCCTTATTAGCTTTAGTAGCAGAAACAGCATCAACAGATGCTTGAACTCCACCAACATTTTGTGAAAGGCTAATTGCTAGATCAAAGAATTCTTCATGATCTTTTAAGAACATTTCATCAGCATCTTTACCAAATTTTCTTTGGTATTCACGCCACATATCCATGTGCATACGGTATGGTGAATCAAAACGTGGTGAGAAAGGAAGAACTAAGTTAGCAATAGTACGCATATTGTAAAATGCTTTAACCATTTTTTCAATCTCTTGTGGAGTTTTGTATGGTGTGCCATTTTCGCGTGCTTTATGTTGCTCAGTTGTCCAAATTAGTTGGTACATACGAGCAAATTCTGGGCTATCTTGACCTTGAGTCTTAACGATTTGACGTTTCATCCAAGTAGGAATCATAGCCATCACAGCATTGCGCTCAGGACCAAAAGGTAAAGCCCATTTTAATGATTCTTCAAGTTCTGGTTTCTTTTTAACAATGGTAGAAGCCGGAATTGCTACATAAGGACCAACAGGTAGTTCAAAACCACCACCGAAAACGATATCTAAAGATCTCTTAGGTATACCCATTTGATTTAATGAGTTAAGACCAGGAAGTTTTTGCAATGATTGCGGTACTTCTAACCAAATTGTTCCATCAGAGCTTAATGCTTCTTGCTCAATAGGTTCGCCATCTCTGTCTGTAACAAACCCTGCACGGTTAGGTGCTGTCCAAATAAGTTGTGCTCTGTTTAAGATTACTGGATTACGACCAACTAAGCGTGCCCAAGTTTTTATAGCGTTTTCTTGAGCACCAAAAAATGGTGAAATCATACGGATAAAGGTTAAACCACCAAGATTACTCTTGCGAATAACTGTGTAAAGAATTTTATTAACTTCGCGTACAGATTGGGTGTGAGCAGCTTTCATTAATCTGCCCATTTCAGCTGAAGTTAAAGCTCCGCCTTTTAAAGCTTCACTTAACATTACTCTTTGAGTAAAATCATTTCTGTAAAGGGTATCGTATAATGGAAGTCTTGCCCATTTATCTTCAGGTATTGTGCCTAATACTTTAAATGCTTGATTAATCCATTTGTTAAACGATTTAGCAATATTTCTAGTGTAATCTTCTTCAAGTTTTCTACCAACTATTGGTGACAATGAACTTGTATCAGGAAACATTTTACGCAATTCATTTGGTGTAAAAACTTTACGTTTAATAATTCTGTCTACAAGTTCGTCTTTAAACGTTCCTTCAGGAATAAGATTTTTAGTATTATTAACCATTACCTGAATATACTCAGCAATATCATCAGAAGCTAAACCTAAAGAAACAGGTGCATCTTTATTAACAGATAAAGGACTAAGTCTTTTAGCAGCAGCCTTACCTTCTGGCGCATTTCTTAACCAGTTTTCTGTTTGTTTAGCGGCCTTGTCCCAATCATTTGATAACTTATATTTACTTAACAAATACCTTGTTGTAGAGTCATTCATTAATATGTTATTATGAGCTCTTGCAAATTCTTCGTAATAGTTTACCATGTCAGGGGTAATAGTTGCTTGACCAGTAAATTCTAAATCTCTCATTAATGCTGAAGAATAACCAGTTACCTGTGATTCATAAGTACCGGCATTAGAAACGTCTCTTACGTTAAGTTCTGTACCTAAACCTCTAGAACCACGCGCAGTATATGCTTCACCAAATTGACTTGGAATAATAATGTCTTCTTGACCAATAGTTTTCTTTGTGATTGGTGCATCAATCTTTGCAATATCATCAACAATACTATTGTATTTTAATCTAAGATTTTCAAGTTCTGTTGTAAGGTTTTGTTTTTCACCATAATACAATGAAGTATCAGGATCCCAGTTTTGTAAATACTTAGCAGCGTGTTGTTCTTCTTGAGCTTTAAGGCTTGCTCTTAATTCATCAGGAGTGTAGGATTCGCGATAAAATCTTTCTTTAGCTTCTTCAATAAATTCATTCTTTTTTGCAGTGCTTGGAAACCAATCAACTTTAACGTAGCGAGTTTTACTTCTACCATCAGTAATTGATATTTGTTCCCATTCGCCTTTACCAAAACCACCAGGACTTAATTCTGCTTGAACAACACCTTGGGTATTAATTCCAAAATCATCAACTTTATCTACATAGTCTGCACGACCACGTTTAATAATTGCTTCAATGTATTCTGGTCCACCAACTTGCCCAAGTGGTCCTCTGCCTTCTAATCCATCAAGAATAACCTTTAATGGAAACAAACCCTTTTTCTTAAGTACACCTTCTTGAGCTTTACTTCTGGTGTATGATAAGATTTCATTCATTTCATCAGAAACTGGATATTCTACAGTATCATAAAATTCTTTATCAACATCTTTTAAAAATCTAGGGTTATTAACAAATATTTCATTTTGTTTATCAATTACTTTTTGAACAGATTGATCATTACCAAATTTAATAATAAGTGATTCATCAACAGTGTATCCTTCAGCTTGAAACTCTGGGATTACTGGACCTGCTTCAACTTTAGCAATTTTGTCATCTAGTGCTTTGATATTAGATTCAATTTCACCAATTTGTTTACCAAGTTGTCTAGCTTCAACATCAATTCTACTTCTATAAGAAGATACTGTTTCCTTACCTCGCCAAACTTTAATATTATCAACTAAACGTCCAGGGACAGTTGAGGCGTTAGTAATGAAATTACCTATACCTTTAGGTATGTTCTTTAAAGCAATCATTGGGCCATAAGCAGCCATAATACGAAGTTGTGAATCAACAGCGTTACGTGTGGTGTAACCAAGACGAAGCAAAACACCGACTTTAAACAAATCTTGCATAACATCAGCAAGATCAACAACGCTATCCTTAAGAGTCAAAGGACCTTTAAGAACAGATAAATTGTTTTGAATTGTTCTATCAAGAACATCAAAATCCATAATAGGCATATGGTTTGCTGTTTGTGATTCATATATAGGAACCTTGATAAGGTCTCCGTTTTTATCTAAACCATAACCACGTTCTTTAAAAGATGCTAAAGCTGATTGTTTAGCGCGAGTATTACCATCAAAAATTTCTTTAGCACGCTCTGAAGATATTCCATGTTTTTGTGCTACTTTGTTTACAACTTCTTCTTCAAGTTTTAAAATAACAATAGAACGTTGTTCAGGTGTTGTTGCAGCAGAATATTCTTTAATTATTCTACTTGCATCATCTGCACTAAAGCCTTCATAAATCATTTTACCTGCGGCATCAACTTTTTGATTACCAATAACTTTACGAGCACGATTAACTGATGCAAGTATTTCTTGATATGAATCAGGGCTATTTATGTTAGCAATGTATGCTGGTCTCTCACCTGCAGCCCAAGTTACGCGCGCGTATGCGCGATTCCAACGGGTTGGTTGAAAAAATTCTACTGTAGAAGAACCGGGTTTTGGATTACCAAGAAGTTTAGTTACTCTACCTTTGGCTATAAAATCTTCAAATCTTTTATAACGCTCTGACGTACCAAAAGTACGTGTAACCATTTTGTCAGTTGTGCCAACGCCTTTTTGAGATGGGGATTCAAAAGTGTCAACAAACTTTTTAAAGAAATCATTGTTTTGGTAAAGATCATCATATTCAAATCCTGCTTCTGATAAAGCTTTTGGATTTTCGTTAATATCTAATATTCTACCAGTTTGTGGATCAAATAAAGGAGCTATTACGTTTTTATCAGCTTCGCTAAGATTACCAAACATTTTATTCATAGCTGCAGCGTTAGAAGGACGTAATTTTTGTAATTCTGTAAGTGCTGTTTTATCACCAAGAGCAGCGCGCATAGTAAACGCTACTTCATCATCTGTTTTGGCTGTACCCAGTAAATATCCAAGAGTTCCTGGATCATCTGATGATTTAACAAAATCTGTTGATAATGCATATCCTATACCATTATCACGATAATTTTTAATAGGAGTTGAGTATTTATTAACTACACCTTCAACACCATCACGTAAAGCAACTTGTGCTTCTTTAGCTAAATCAATTTCTCTAAAAACTGCTACTTGTAATTCTTCTGGAGTTTTAAATCTTTTAAGAGAACTAATTCCTGCTTCGCCTAAACGAACACCTTTAGCAACTTTACCACCGACAAGGGTTACGTCACCAAAAAGTTGTGCAGTAAAATCAAAACTACCAGAAGCAATACGACCAAATGCTGATTGCTTAAAAACTTTGTCGCGTTCTTCTTTGTTAAAAATATCAAATTCATTAAAAAGGTTAGCACCTTTTGATTCATCAACAAAAGCGCTACGAGTAAAGGTATTACTAAAAATGTTAGCAGCAAGTGATTGACCAAGTGAGACTTCGTTTCTTGCTTCCCAAGCCTTTTCCCAAGCTGCGCTAAAATCAACATCATTATTACGCATTTCCCAGATAGCTAAAGAAGCTGTACCTAAAGGTTCGCGAATAAAGGTTCTATTTATAGCATCAATGTCTGACAGTAAATTACCAATTGGGCGACCAACAGATTTAACAAAATTGCCAACAGATGTTTTTAAAGTATTAGAAATACCATTAAACTCTTCGGCATCATTAAGAGGAGCTGTAGCAACGTCCCACACAAGTTTAGCAGGGGATAGAACTGCTCCACCAAGATTTTTACCGAGCCTTGTTATTCGTTCGCTAAAACCCAAACGCTCGTTTAAATCAATCAAATTTGGTCCCTGAGTTTTCTAATAATCATACGTGTCATGTTTGATGTATTAGGATTTGCTGCAATAGTTAATAAAGCTGGCATATAAGCGGCAATTTGCGCTGCATAAGCATCATCTGCTGCTTGATCGCGACTGCCTAAACCTAAAGCATCCATACCTACGCCTGGTCCAAAATCAGCCCCGTCAGTAACTGGAATATTTGGCATTGAGGTTGGTGCATTCATTGGTACAACTGATTGTGAGGCTGCGGCTGATGCGAGGCCCGAAGGCATACTTGATTGTTCAATACTCGGAGCCGCAGCCAAAGGAGAAGCTTGCTGCGTTTGCATTAGAGCCTGTCCTTCTCCATAAGGGAGACCTGGGACATATTTGGCTGCTTGTGTAGCGTCACCGCTTTGACCATTACCACCACGCGCAGAAACATTCATAGGATTGTTTTGCGGTGCTGTTGGTCTCATTCCACCTCTTGCCATTATTATACGTCCTTAAATTTAATTATTACTTACCAGCGCGTTTTGGTGCTTTGCCACCACGTGTACCAGATGGTTGTGCAGAGAACATTGTCTTTGACATACCTGGTTTTGCAATACTTGGAACACCAGATTTTTTAACTGGTTGTTCGTAAGCTTTTCCAGCAGACCCTTGGTTTGCTGGCTTCTTTCCGCCACTAAATGACTTCATTTTTTTTCCTTTTCTTAGCCCGCAGGGACCATTCTTGAGACACTAGAAGATAGTGTCGGCTTGCCACCACCGGTAAGTCCGGCGAGCAAACTTTGTATTGGTGGACGACCACCTTGTCCCACTTGTCCTGGCACCACGCCACGTGGACCACCAGTTATTGCACTTAATCCTGAAGCACCACCAGAGGGAACCTGACCTGAGGAACCGGGGACGGGTTGTTCCATACCAGGTGGTACAACCTCAGCAGAAGGTGGCGCTTGAGGGGCAAACGCTTCCGCGATTACCTGCTCTATAGGTTGACCTTTTTGTCTACCAGCGATAACTGTTGCAATACGTGAAAGAATCTCACCAGGATCTTGTCCTTGTGTTGCAAGTGAAGGGATAGCTTGCGCGTATCCACTTATTGCTGCAACAAGAGAGTCACGCAGTTTTTCTATTTCAATTTTTTGTTCTTCTTGTGTAACGTTGATTTCCCAAGGCATCTGACGGCGGAGGAAGTCGCGAGAAATTAATTGGTCTCCGCGCGCTTGGAGTCCGAATACCAAAGCCTGGTTGGGGTTTAATCCGGCCATCAGTCCATAGGTGATATCAACCGTATAATCCCCATCAATATCTTTTTTAGGGGTGTAGGTGATTTCATACGGTGCGCCAGCATCTACGCCGCGTACCGTCTTCTCGGTATTACCGAAAAGTTTTTCGTCCATTTCAAAGCAAAGTTCAAATACTTTTTTCAATGCTTCAGCAAGAACTGATTGAGCAGTTTTAACTTGTGTATCAAAACCACCCATAAGGGCTTCAACGCCACGACCAGTAACAATAGATCCTTGGCTTACGCCTTGTCTACCTTCTGGGTAACGTGAACCCATACGCATTTCTTGATCAAGAATTTGTGATTCTGCAAATAATCCAGGAGGCACATTTAAATCAACACGTCTAATCTTTTCTGGAGATGCAGAACGTATAGTTGCGTCAGGTCCCATTTCAAGGACGTTAACATCTGCAGGCAAAGCAAAAGGTGCCTGAACAGATTTTTGTGCCGCCTCAAGTTGTAAAGTAGCAAAACGGGCACGGGCTACTTGAACCCAAAGAACATCATCAAACTGTCCACGTTGTTGCTCATCAGAGTCAACACCTGGACGAACAGCAAAAATAACATTAAGTTTACCAAGAGGATTCTTAGCGCGTTGTAAAATGTAATTAGCACGTTCTGGTAGAAAAAGAACTGTTTCATCTTTGTCCATATAGCGCACAAGTTGTACAGGGCGCATAGAACCACGTTGTTCAAACTTACCAAGGATTACAGATTCGTATTCTGGAAAATCGTTAACTAGATCTTGTGCAGCTTTAATGTAAAGTTTTGTGTAAGAAAGTAAACGACCAAAACGGTCAAACTCAGGGTAAGAGTTAATAGGATTGTCAATACGAATACGAGGAGTTTTATTTTCGTAATCAGATTCAACAATAAAAGGTAGGGCACCAAAAGTAACATAACGGTCAGCACCGGTAAACATTTCAACCTGTAGGCGTGAAGTGTCTCTATAGCCGGCTGCAATCATTGTACGCTTGTCGGCACGGGTACGTGCTCTATCTGATACAGCATTAGTTGCTGAACAGTTAATAGCAGGCAGTGGTGCGATTACTTCAGCAATGTCGCGTGCAGCAACGTCAATAAAGTTAGCCACCATTGGCTTAGGGTATTCTGCTGGAAACAAACCAGGAAATACTTGGTTTATGTTTCCTTTACGTACCTCAAGTACGTCACCCCAACGAGCGTCACGATTTGCGTAACGTTGTTTCAGTTGTTGATAGGCGTTAGCAATATCTTCAATCTTGCGTGCCACTAGACTCCTAATTTAATATTAATACCAGCCAGCATTGGCTAATCGTTGTTTCCTTGCATATTCTTCTAAATCCACCACTTGGCGTTTAGCCAAATCAATTGGTGTAGCAAAAGGGTTACGAACCCAAGTTTTGCCATAACTACCTTGCTGATTTACATAATCCCTTAATTGGGTTTCAGCGAACCACAAAGCCATAGGGCCGTCCTGTTTATTTTTAGTACCAGGAGACCAAGTGATCAGTTGTTCAATAAGAGCTTTAACGCCCTCTGACTCGGCGCGAGGGAACTCAATAAGATTATTCTTAGCAGGTTTACCATCAGGACCAAAGGTACCAAAAAGAGTATTAAGAGAAGCCACACCATATTCAAGGTCCATCTTGTTAGAACCCGTGTAGTGTTGGACAAGCCTGATGCCCCGTGATTGTAAGAAAGCATTAATCTCTTCATCCTGTGTTAAGAATAATTGAAAAGCATTTTTTTCAATAACCCAAACAGCTGGTTTATATTTTTCAGTCCAAGTAAAAATTATTTCACGAATACGTTGAGGTGTTGGTGCAGGCATACGGGAAGCATCTAAAAGATAACGCTTCTTAGTACTTCTGTCACCAGTAATGGCCACAGTGAAAGTATCACCAGACATAGCAGGGTCCATAGCACAAACGGTGTAGAAGCCTGTAACGTCAGCAGGATAGCCAGGAGCGCCTGCAACAAGAGGACCACAACCACGCATACCATTAGCAGCAGCACGAACCAGTTCTGGTGCAAACACAGACTCAGATTCAACATCTTGCTGTTGGTAAACCATAGCCCACGTTTTAGCATCCAAAACGCTACGGCGTTGCTTTAGTCTAGTTCCATCCCATCTAGGGAAGAAACCACTCTCATCAGGATCCACAGGATCCCCAGGCCAAGGCCTATCAGAATGAGGCCAAAGAGTAATCCAATTCTCAGGTTTCTCATCAAACTCCAAAACAGCCGGCATAGCCAAATACGTCCAAGGACTATTAGCTTCCGGATAACGATCAGGATTACGCAATTCTCGGTACATGTCAATTGGATCAACACGGGTACCAACAATAAGAAGTTTACCAGTAGGACCAATACGTGTCAAGACTTCTTGCTGAATCCATCTAATCTGTTTATCGTACTCACCAGCATTAGACAAAGTCACACAGTCATCAAGAATAATTAAGTCAGCACGGGCACCGTAGATTTGACCACCAATACCCAAAGCTTGAAGGGTAGGATCTTTTTCGCCGGATTCGCGTTCAATATAAATTGCGTCTTGCGTCCACTTATCAGCAGTAGCCTTAAAGCCATCAGCCGGGGCAAACCTACGTTGTAGGTCTATATAAAACGGGGAAGTAAGTCTTTGCTTAACAGCATACAAAAACTCTTTAGCCATCGTCTGTGTCTTAGACACAACCTTAATACGAACAGCCGGATCAACACAAATCCTATAGGTGATGTAGTCAATAGACACCGTCATAGACTTAGCATGCTCCGGTGGCATATTCACCAAAACATACTGGTCAGTACCCTTCTCATACATCATAGAAGGATGCACCCAAGACGGAGCCTGGTTTTCAATCAAATCAATAATATTTTGTTGGTGAGCAAAAGTCTCAGACTTCATGAACTCTTTACGAAAGTCCCTAAACGTCATAGCCTTATCTTCGTCAGAGATATGACCACCTCGGGCCTTCAAGGCCCTAACCAGCTGAACCTGTTTCTTAAAATCAGGATCAGACTCGGTGTAATAATAAAAAGTTTTACTAGACTTACCAACAGCGTGGCAAGCATCCTCAACAGAGAAACCAGCCTGAATCAATTCTAGGAGCCTGGACTTAGCATCACTGGCATTAAGTTTGGCACCAGGTTTCAACCGAAGGTGCAAAGAATCTGTAGGTTTAACCGGTTTCAATGTAGATACTCCTCTGGCCCGTGACTAGGTATATACCGGTAAAAAAATTTATAAAACCTAGGTACCGGGAGCGAACCGAAGTTAATGAGTGAGCGACCTCGTTTATACTCGTCGCTCTGAGCGTAGCCCCAAGCGAAGCGAAGAGCTTTCGGGCTGGAAGCCCTCAAGCCGGTAGAGGGGCGGGGCTTTTAAAAGCCCCTCTACTATATATAAGGCTGCAAGTTATAGATTTCTTGCACACCATGTTTGACCTGCGAAAACACACCCCCCAGGTTTAGAAAAAATATGTTGGTAGAGACTATTGACTATAAGTTACTCCGGTTTAATAACCCCGGGTCAATGCCTTACCCTCCTATTAGGACTTGGTTGTGGGTGTGCCAACCCATCTAATCGTGTGCTTCGCACACTCATTTATTAAAAGAAAGGGTTCCAAATTTACGCAGAACGCGCAATTATTTGTATAGAACGCCTAAGTTATAGGAACGGGAACGCTGACTATCCTCAGCCCCCAAAAAACATGAAGCGCGCCCCAATCGGAACGCGCCACATATCGGACTATTACTAGATGAACAAACTAAAGAACAACACCCACCAAGCACCGGCAAGCGCCACGCATGCCCAGAATATTAGTTTGCTTCTCATTAGTATTCACCCCCGAAAAGTGATTCCTGTTGCAAGTCTGGTCGGTAACACAAACAATCGTTCAGGTCGGTCACACAATCCAGACAAGCGTTGCAAGTTGCACACACAAAATCTACAAGCGCGTGTGGCTCATACATTTCACAATTGAAACAAAATTCTGTCTCATAATTGTCAACATCTTTCACATAATCCCATGATGAGTGATAATCCTTAAACCAAGAATTACGCACCTGATAGGAATAATTTGACCACCAAAGACCACCAACCCAATGACCCAAATCCTCATTAAGAATATAGACCTGACTTTGCAATTCGGGTGCAGTTGAAAATATGGCAATCTTAGAACCGGAAACCAATTCTTCCAACTCACCAAATCCGGCTTCATCATCCAGCAATTCCAGAAAATTAGGCAACCAATCTTCAGCGAATACAAGTGTGTCAGACCTATCATCACCGGCAGGAATCTCCACACCAAGAACCCCATTATGAGCCAAGATTATGTCCTGACGACCCCCAACCTCGTAAGGATGAGAATTAGTAGAACAAACTGACCCATGAGTAGCCCAACGAGCGTGAAACATAGCCCAAGCATCCGGATATTGTGCGCGAACTTTCAGGAACTTGGACACCACACTTTCAGCGTTCAATCCCTTACCTGTCA